GCGGTGTTTCTGTTGGCGCTTATGCTGAAGAATATCAGTGGGTCAAAGAAGATGGCAGTGTGTTCCCTGCCGGTTCAGGCGATTACTGGGATGAAGGCTATTTCCAAATCACAAAAGGTGGCTTGCGTGAAACGAGCGTTGTGATGCACCCAAATAACATGAAAGCAGAAATCAAGAAGTTGGAATATTTCCGACCTGATGGTTCTGCTGATTTAAAAGTATTGGAAGAAGCCTTGCGGGATGCAGGTCTGTCCAAGCAGATGTCGGTTGCCGCCGCATCTGTGTTCAAGACGGTAATTGAACAGCGTGATGCTGTTGAAAAGCCTATTGAAAATGCGCCAATTCAGAGTGATTCTGATGCGGAGGCAACCGCTGAAATTCTTGCTGCTCTAGAGCAACGTGAACTTCTGAAACTCCTTGATAAACGTCTTAAAGGTTAAATCATGTCTCAAGTTATCCTCGAAAAATTGGATGCCATCGAAGCTAAACAAGCTGAGAGCATCGTGGCTGTAGAAGCCAAAATCCCTGCTGCTGTTGAGGCTGTCAAAGCTGAATTCAGCGAAATGGTGTCTGCTCTGGAAGCCAAAGTTGCTTCTATCAATATGCCAGAGTTCATTCGCACTCCTGCCAAGACTGTTCGCCAAGATGTGAACCGTTCGGTGCGTGAGCAACTGGCTACCTTCTACAAAGGCAACAACCGTCTGGAAAAAGAACTGCAAATCTTTGCAGACGAAGCTCAGATGGACGCTTACCTGAAAGAAGCCTCTGCTCTGACTGCTGGCGGTGATGGCAAGGGTGGTCGTACTGCTTACGATCCAGTGTTCGCTGCTCTGCGTTTGGCTAACCCCATGCGTGGTTTGTCGCGCACTGTGGCTACCGATGGTTCTAGCTATCAGTTCCGTGTCAAAACTGGCAACGCTGGTGTGGCTTGGGGCTATGCAATTCAGAACAACGGTGCAAGCACTACTGAAGACACAAGCATCTGGCAGTTGGTTCTGCAAGACCTGAACGTGCAGTTCCCAATCCGTACTGCTGCTTTGGACGATATTGACGGTCTGGAAGCCAACGTGGTTGACGATATGTTGGCTGAGTTCGCTCAAGCTGAAGCTTTGTCGATGATCCAGAACAACGACCAAGCTGCACAGTCAAGTACTAACCCCTACGGTGGTACTAACGGTCTGCGCGGTCTGGATCAGTACGCTGGTTCTGCTGCTACCTACGCTGGTGGTACTTCTACTGTTGCTGCTTTCGGCACTTCTGGCACTGGTTCTACAAGCGGTCTGCATTCGCTGGCTACTTATGACCAAATCACTTCTAACGTCAACACTGTTGGTGCTAACGCAATCCAATACAAAGACGTTATTAATACTATTTATGCACTTCCTCAGCAATATTGGACCCCTAACACCAAGTTTATGGTTAGCCCAATCTTGGCTCAGGCAATCCGTGGTCTGCAAGACACCAATGGCCGTCCAATTTTCAACTCTGTTGAATCGTTGAACCCCGATGGCATTATTGGTCAACTGCTTGGCTTTGATGTTGTGATGAACCGTTACTTGGACAATCCTAGCCAAGCTACAACTGGTACTGCTGGCACAACTAGCCTGTACCCAATGTACTTTGGTGATTGGACACGGGCACATTCAATCATAGACAGGTTGAACATGGTTATGCGCCGCTACGACCAGACGTTGCCCGGTTTCATCACCTTCTTTGGTGAGAAGCGTTTGGCAACTTCTGTGCGTGATCCAAACGCATTGGTGCGTTATCGCTCGACAGGTACAGCTACCTGATAAATCGGAGGGGCGTAAATGCCCCTCCTTTTTGTGCCAATAATTTAGGAACTGTTATGACCATTACCGAACGCATCCTGTCTGGAATTAAGCAAACATTGGAAACTGGCGATAAAGTCACAATCGATTTGCGCGAGGCATCTGCTATCACAGGCTCTGGTGACGGGGTTGGTGGTCGCACCTTCTTTGACAACGCATTTGCTGCATTGCGTTTTGCAAACCCAATTCGTGAGATGTCGCGTGTTATCCCTGCATCTGGCTCAAGCGTTCAGTTTGTTGCCAAGACAGGTAATGCAACAAACTCAACAAACCCGTTTGGATATACGTTCACGCCTGACAGCGGTTCGCCAAACATCAACACATCTATCTGGCAATTGCCTACCCGTGTCATTTCTGCTCAACTGCCTGTTCGTTCAGCGGTTATGTCGGATGTGAATTACCTGAATGAAACGCTTGTTGAAGATTTGATGCTGGAATTTGCACAGATCGAAGGCGCTTCAATGGTTCTCAACAATGACCAAGCTGGCTCAACCACAACAATTAACGGTGGTACAAGCGGTTTGCGTGGTCTGAATATGTACACCAGTGCTGCTGCATCTGCTTTCGGTACAAGTGGCACAGCGATTACTAACGGTATCCACTCCATAGCTACATTTACACAAGCAGCAGCAGCGGTTACATACTCTGATATTACAGACATGACCCGCTTGTTTCCTGCTCAGTATTGGAATCTTCCCGGTACGGCTTGGATGATGCATCCACAGACAATTCACGAACTGCGTAACTTGGGTGGTGCTGCTGCTATTAAGCAATTTGCTGAAGTTGGTGATGATGATGGTGGCGCTGTGACGCACATCTTTGGATTCCCTGTGATTGCTAACCCAAACATCCAAACTACTGGCGCTGGACGGTTTAACATTTACTTGGCTAACTGGCCTCGATTTGTGACCATTGCTGATGTTGAAGAAATGACCATTCAAGCAATGGAGCAAAGCAGCCCCGGCTTTATCACGCTATATGCGGAAAAACGTCTGGTAAGCACTGTGCGTGACCCGTTTGCTGGCATTCGACTTGTGGGTGTTTAAACCATGAGCGTTGACAACTATCAATACGCTGCGCCCTTTGGCGCTCAGACGCGCAATCCGTTTAACTATGCAAAGGTTGAGCAGATTGGGCGTGATAGTGTCACTGCGTGGTTGACGCTTGATGAAATCACGCAACAGCTAAACCTGTTTCAAGACGAAAGCCAAGATACCTATCTGTCTTCTCTTGAACTGGCAACACGACAAGCAATTGAAGACTACTTGGGAATGTCTATCTTCCCGGTAAGCTATCGGGTTTGGTATGGTTCTGAAAGCCTTGTGGCATCTCCTATCAGTCTTGATTTGCCAGAAGTTAGCCAGAATCTTTACAACAATCAGCCCGGTGTAACCATCAATTCGGTTGGTTACTGGAATGATGCTTTCCCGCCTGTGTTTACAACACTTGCAAGCACAAGCTATTACTACGATGCCTCGGGCAACAAAGTAATTGTCAACAACTTGCCGACTGACGTTAATTCGGTGATGACTGCGCCAATCATTGTGCAGTACACAACTGTTGCCAATCCTTTGGCGGCTTATCCTGTCATCAAGCAAGCTGGTCTGTTGTTGCTTACGCACTTGTACAACAATCGTGCAAATTCAACAGCAACACAGCTTAAAGACATTCCGTTTGGCGTAACTACGCTTTTACGGTCGTATAAGCCACTTGTCATGTGAGCACTAAATGACTATTGCTCGTTTTGAAAACATCAACATCAACAACCTGACTTTTACCAAGTCGGCGTTTGGTGAGTCTGCGACTGTTCAGGCATTGTGGTTTGCGACACGGGCGCGGGTATCTTCTGTTGCAAACAGTCTGAAGATTGCTGAGAAGTATCGGCTGTATCAAGACATGACCAACTTCACGCTGAACTACACGCCAAACATGAAAGAAATAGTGGATAACCAAAACCTCTATTCGATTACATGGCGTGGTAAAGATTGGCGTATTGACAGCGCAAGAGAGACTGATGATCGAATGAATATCATCTTCTTGTGCTATCGTTCTGATCCAGTTACGGCGGTCTAATGGCAACACAATTAAACCCTGTTGTTTACGGTAAAGCCATCCAGTACCAATTGGCTAACATTGTCACGCCTGTGCCTGTGTATGCGGCTTTTAACCGTAACTTTGCTACACAGCCCAAGTTTATTACTTGGATGCTCCGTAACGTGCATCAACCAGTCTATACCGGCACACAGCAAAGCAACAAAGGTATTGACCGTCCTGTATTTCAGATTTCTATTTTTACTCAGCAGATTGAAGATGGTTTTACAATCTCAAATCAGATTCTGCAAGCCTTGCACGGGTATAGTGGAATTTTGGGCAGTCCAGCAGAAGGCTTTTACATATCAAAAGCTGATGTCATGTGGCTGTACAACAGTTACAACGATGAGGAAAAAATGGCGCAAATCTTCTTAGATTGCACCATTGACATCCCGGCGTAATACAAGACAATTGTTCAACTTTTGAAGGATACTCAAAATGGCTTTACCAAAC